GGCTCACTGGCGAGCGCTCAGCCCTACTAGAAGGGCCAGGACCAGCACGTGCCACAACCAGTAACATCCCCACCATCGATGAGGTTGAGGCTAAAGTACCCAATTCTACATATGTCCCAGATGTATTTGGAGGAAATAGTGTTCGGGGTAGAAATTCGACTAGCACTACGAATGCCCCACAGGCGGAGACCCCCGCAGAGACCCTACCGGAAATGGCTATAAGCGCCATAACGCGGGTGAAATCACCCATAACAGCTGAAGACGGCAACCCCGTCTGGTACACCAGAGAAATCAGGTGTGAAGCTGACGTCCCGTTAACCGACCCAGAAAATGACTTCAGATCCGCAATGTTGATGTACCAACAATACATCAAATTGAAAGAGGAGCATCCAGGGTTGGGATCGTGGCCTAAAGCAAACTTAAACGGCAGCAATTCTAGATCTTCAATCATCACTGGTTGGTGGAGAGGAGGCGTTAACAATGCACAGCAAGAAATGTGGGCAGAACTATTCAATAGATGTAAAGATGCCCCTGACCTAACGTCCATTGAAATGGAACGCTTAATCAAGCACCCAATCAAAAGATACAGATACCCCAGAATTGCCCAAACTTTAGCTAATTCTGTTAAACTGACAGTGACCATCACGAGGACGGAGGCTTGTCGGTTAATCGCATATAGAGAGCTTGTCAAAGAAGCCGATCTATTGAGAATCAGAAAAACGGACCAAAGCAAAATATTGCCTTACGCTTTGGAGTTATGCTTTATGGCAACGGAAGACGAGAAGATGGCAAAGGTTCTAGCATCATCGCGTCAAGCAGTGGATGATAGTCATTTCATGGCAACTGCTAGGAAAACCGGTAACCACTGGTTTACCAGGTGGCTTGGATTCGCTCCGCGAACGGCCACCAACTTTACCCCATGAGGGGGCCTGAGGCAGGTGATAGGAACCAATTCCCCGGCAACAAGATGCCAATTGGATCCAGGTCTGACTATCACCCCATGCCACCCAGGACCACTCAAACTCCGGAAATTTTCGTTAGTCATGGATTTGGTCCCTATGATATTTTTCGGAGTGTACAATGACAATGTGGAAACAGCCATTAGGGTAATCAAGGAACGAGTTTTCTTTGTATTAAAGGATGGTATGTTCGTGGAACCACCGAGGCCGGTGGAAGCAGGTTATTTTGCTTTAAATATGCAATCTTTCCAAGTAGCGTACGATAAAACGTTTAGACGTCTCCCTATCATGAGCCAACAATCTTTTGTTGACTGCTATGAAGGCAAACAGAGAACGGTTTATCAGAAGGCATTGGATAGCCTTTCAGTAACGAGTTTGACACAAAAGGATGCTAAGGTAGTGACTTTTATCAAAACCGAAAAGGTTAACTTTACAGCTAAAGCCAACCCAGTCCCTAGGGGCATCTGTCCAAGACGCCCCCGGTACCACGTATCCCTAGGACCAACAATTAGAACTATCGAGAAGGAACAATATAAAAGAATAGACAAGGTGTTTGGAAGCAAGACCGTTTTCAAGAGTATGAATGCTTACACCAGGGGCAAAATACTCAGAGAAAAATGGGATAAATTCGCGAAACCAGTGGCTATAGGTTTGGATGCATCAAGATTTGACCAGCA